CCTTAATTGGAAAAAATCTCCTGCGGGTAAGATAATAGGTATAGAATGGGATGCAACTCCTCACGGAGATATTTCAATATTAGAACACCCACACTGGTTATCTGATGTAGCTCAAGATAATGAAAGATCTCCAATAGAAGGGCTTTACGTCGGAGGATGTGATAGTATTGACCAAGGTACTGGAGATTCATCTTATGCTACTGATAACAAGAAAGGATCTGAATTAGCAATACTTATAAAGAAGCGTGTACTAGATGGTGGTTATTTTAGAACTACATCTAATTTGTATGTGGCTAAGTATAATAAAAGATCTGTTAACGTTAGAGATGACTGGGATAACGCACTAAAGCTATCTTACTACTTTAACGCACATGTAAATATTGAATATACTAAGATTGGTATTGTCTCGCACTTTAGAGATAATAAAATGTACCATATGCTAAAGAAGAGACCTACGATTAACTTAACATCGGGGGATCCAAGCAAGAACACACACTTAATTGGTACTACAGCAGGAGGTACAATTATTGACCATCAAGATATGAAAGTAGCGTCTTACATAGATAGCTTTTATGATCAAATATGGTTTATGGAAATGCTAGACCAACTACAAAACTATAATAGAGATGACCGTACAAAGTTTGATATGGTAATAGCTATGGGGCTCTGTGAACTTGCTGATGAAGATCTTATGGGTAAAGTAGCAGGTATACCAGCTCCTAAAGAATCTAGTGGTTTACAGACATTTGGTTACTATACAGATCCTAACACAGGATATAAAAAGTATGGAGTTATACCAGGTAAATCAAATAGACAAGATGAGATGTCTCAAATACTGCAATCAGAGGCAGATAAGTTTAATAAGCATGGAGGCGTTCAGTGGATTGATATGACCGATCCAAGTAACCCTGTAGTAAATTACTAATCTACTTTTATTCTCGCCACTTAATTCCTATTATTACTCATACAAAATAAGTAAATATGGAAAAGTTGAGCATTACTCCGAGCAATATGAATATTGTTGCGGAGATTCATAAATTGCCTACTATGGAAGATGGTGTGTATTTAGGGGAGTCCTCTAAAGGAACTAAAACTTCAGTAGAATATTATTACGCTAAAGCAATCAATCTAGGACCTGATGCTAATAGTACAGAGCAGTGCCCTGAGCTAAAGTTAGGAGATGGTATTATATTCCAACAATTTGCTGGATACCACGTAACAACAGACGATGGTTTCTGTAAGATAGTAAGAGGTAGCGAAATAGTAGCAGTAACAAGTAATTTAGATGATATGAATGTTGACACGGTAAAACCTACAAGAGATAGAATTTTAGTAAAGATAATTGACCAGGATGTAATCCAAGACGGTATATACGACCCTTCTTCAGCTGATCCAAGAGAGGCAGATGTACAAAGAGGAGAAGTAATAGCTTGTGCTGATGGTGCTGATAAGTATAAAGTTGGTACTATTTTAGCTTTTGATCCGTATTGCGGTAATATGATTTTAAACGAGGGTAAGACAAAGTTAAAGACTATTAACAGTTTTGATGTTTTATTCTCTCTAGAGAAATAATAGATGAGTGGTTTTGTAAAAAGTTATAATAACATAGAGGACGTACATACCACAGAGGAGGAGAAGAGTACCTTTTCCTACATGAGGCAAGCCACTGACCACTTTATCACAGCGCTTGTAGATGAGAAGCCTCGTATTAAGACGGCTAGGAATCTGTATGACGGAGTAAGAGATGGACAGGAGTTTAAGTACCTAGAGGAGACTTTTGGTATTGAAACCCCTATGAGTATAAAAATGACTCCATTAATAAAAACTAGAATCGATGTATTACTAGGATTATTACTGGATGAAGTATTTACATTCAAGATGTCAGTTAATGACAATGCTACTCTTACAAAAATAGAAAAGAGTAAATTAGCAGAAAAAGCAAGGCGTGTTTTAGAAGGGTATGATACTCAACTAAAAAAGAACGCCGATAGAGCAGATAATGGAGATGATCCTAAAGCTGATGTAGTTACCGATGAGTATATAAACTCAGTGACTTCTATGGTGGATGAGGAGTTTATCTCTAATTTTGAGATCGCTGCACAGAGCCTGGTAAAGTTTTTTAAGCAGGACAGGACTATCGATCTAAAGCAAAAAGTAAAGCAGTATTTCTTAGACTTACTTTTAACAGGAGAGGCTTATTACAGAGTAAGAATAAATAAAGAAGGAGCAGATCCAGTATTTGAGGTATGTAAGCCTGAAAATATATTCTTTAGTAAGAACACCAATCACCAGTTTATGTCTTCTGGGCACAAGCCGTATGTTTATGCAGTAGTGTATAGGAAATATATGAACAGGAGTGAGATACTATCTAGGTGGGGTAATAAGATGAACCACGACGCTAAAGATAAAGTATTTGGAGAGATTTCTAAGAGTGGAAGACAGATAACAGATCCTAGACACCTAGGTCACATTTATAATAAAGACGGAAATAACTCTTCATATAACCAACACAATAATGATAGCTTAGATTCTATTCCTGTATATGAGGTAGAGTTTTTGGTAAATAATGAGATTAAGTTAGAAGAAGAAGTTAAAGAATCATTTAGAACAACTGAAGCAATAAAATCTAGTAAATACTTTGTAGACTCTTACGGTAAGAACCCAGGAAGTGGTTCAGCTGGAGATAAAGGATACAGGTTAGATAGATACCAGTCAGTTAGAATTGGTGATGATATATACCTAGAAATGGGTAAATCTAGATGGACACCTAGAAGTATGGGAGATCCAGCTTCTACAGTACTATCTTTTAACGGTGGTGCGTATAATGACAGAAATGGAGTACCATACTCTACAGCATTAGCACTTAAAGGACTTCAAGATTCTTACGACATTGTTACATTTTTCAGGGATAACTTGATTGCTAACTCTGGTGTAGATGGATCTAGAGTAAACTTAGCTGCTATTCCTAAAGTCCTAGGAGAGGATTATATGGAGCGAGTATTAAAGTTTGTATCTTTACGTAAACAAGGTATAGAGTTATATGATCCTACAGAAGACGGAGCTCACTTATTTAGTGGGTATGGAGACTTTAAAGGATCTCTTAACGGTAATGTTGTAAATGATCTTAACTTAGTACTAGAGTCAATAGAGAAGCAAGCAGATACAACTAGTGGTATAAATAGACACATGTATGCAGCTGCTGAAGCTAGAGATGCTGTAACTAATGTTAGAGTAGGTCAACAACAAGTATCGTTAATTACTAAGGATTTATTTGAAGTATTAGGAACAGTAAGATCTTATATGATCTCTGACCTTATTAATGCAGGTAAGATAACATACAAAAAAGGTAAGCGAGGTTCATACGTTGTAGGACACAAGCAAGTAATATTTGATGTTCAACCAGAAAACTTTTGCTACACTGACTTTAATATACACGTTATAAGAGACGGAGAAGATGCAGCTAAAGTACAGAAGGTAAGAGATCTTGTACCTGAACTAATTGGTATGGGAGCACTAAGCCCTGATGTTATAATTAAACTAACTCTTTGCGATTCGCCTACTGAGATGGTTAGAATTATAAACAACAGTATGGCTAAGACTAAAGAAGAGAACGATCAAGTAGGACAACTTAGTCAGCAAGTCGAGCAATTAACTGGACAACTTAAAGAGGGAGAAAAAGCAGCAGAAGAGTCTAATAGACAGATAAAATCGTTGACTGCCCTAGATAAAGAGAACAAGAAGAGAGAGCTAGACATAAAAGAGTACGACGCTAAAGAGAAGTACAAACTAGGATATAAAAAGCTTAGTATAGAAGAAATGGAAGCTATGGCAGACATAAAGAAAGATAAACAAATAGTACAACTAGAAAGAGAGCAGATATACGCAGAGTCGTCTACTGGATCTTCTAGGGAAGTAAGAAACGAGTTCTAATGGCAGATAATAGAAAGAGATACAAGATTAAATTAGATGAGAAGACATTGGTAACAGTGTTAGAGCACCACCTGTACAAACCCAGATGGATTAAATACTTTGGCTCTATTGAGGGCGTGGAGGAATTCATTAAAGAAAGCGATAAAGATGAACATTAGAGAAGTAGAATCAATAGCTACATCAGGAGCATTATTAGATACATCACTTAGAGTTGATGGTAATGTAGAGAATGTAACATTAGCTTGGGATAGCGAAGAGAGCATGCTAGGTGTGCTAGATCATAATATTAATTATTCCCACCTTCCGTGTAAGTTATACGGAGAGGCTGTAAAGAAAACATTCCTAACCTATAACGGTAAAGACCCTAAAACAGGGAAAGTACTAGAAACGGTTGTTATGGAGTCAAGTGATACATCTGATGTTGATCAATCTGCAGGATTTAATAACTCAAACGAGTGGTACTATAAGCCATCTGAGTTTACGTTTCCTACTGAGATTCTTAGTCTTACTAATCCAGCTGATTATAATAACCAGCCATACGATTACAGAGAAGGGTTTACAGTAGTTAAACAGTTTCTTACTGCAAACGCTAACTTATCTCCGGGTAACCCAGCGTACACAGCATTCTACAGAGCTCCTACAGTTAATACATTTGTACCACCTAATACATCAAACAATAAAATATATGTAGATGGTTGGTATACGTCATACGTTTGTGTGGTAAGAGTGTGGGAAGAATCAAATCTTAGTGAGGTAAGTACAGGAGATATATTATATAAAGACGGTAAATACTACATTAATCTTACAGGTTCTACTAATTCAACTCCTGACGATAACTGGAAAGAATCACCATCATTTGAAGAGTGGCAAACACTTATGAGAAATAATGTAGGTGTTATTACTACACTTGATCCTATATACTTTATAGAAACACAACACTTAGTTACTGTAGAACTTGGAGCAGCTATTCTTTCAGAGATTGTTAAGAACTGTGCATCAGGAGCATGTGACTCTCACACATTTGGTGTGTCTCACATTAGTACTTATATGAAGTTACTCCAGAAAAGACTAGGGTCTTGGGTTAAATTTAATGAAGGTCTTTACCATGAGGTATCTGACATTCTTGAATCTTCTCGTGCTTTATGTTCACAATGTTTATATAAATAAGATGATATTAAATTATACAGATAGTTATGATCCTTGGATTGAGGCGGGATATAAAGCAATAGGTAATATACAGCTTTATATAACTCAGCATGCTCCATTTGTTGGAGATAGTCAAGCACTAGATAATGCGTTTGCTCAATCAATAATGATAGAGGCACTAATTGATCACTTTAAATATGTTAACAATAACGATAGAGCGTTAAATGAGACACTATTAATGTGCCTTAAATCGATGATAAAAAAAGATATTTGTAAACCAGCGGGTAACAGCGTTAAAAAATTAAAATAGTATGTCAAATAGTAATCAATTTCAGAATCCTGTATTAGGACAATCAATCTTTAGTAAGGCTGGTACTAGTACAAATAATGCTCCAGATACGGATAGTAGGTATATTAAGTATAGTAATAATGATGCATTGATATTTCCTAACCTTTCTCATGATCACACAAGGATTCATTATATATCTTTATCAGGTAATACACAAGCTGTTACATTTAGCGCCCCTATAAACACGGAAGATAGGACGTTACACTGGTTTTCAATTGATAATACAAACAATTCAGCACCAAAGACATTCACGTTTTCTGCAGATTATATTTTCTTAGATGATCTAGATAATACAGCCAGATCATACTCAGTACCTGCGGGTAATATATTTGTTTGGTATGGTACGTACTATGACGGTAAGCTTAGATTAAGAGTAGCATCAGAAAGCGATCTTGCTTCCTAATTAGGGAAGTTTAGATTAATTTGATATTGTTGGTAAGGGTAGCACAACTAAAAAAGCCGCCCATAATAAGTAAATAAGATAAATATGAGTAATCTAACAACATTAGATGATCTTCACGATGATGAAGAAACAGGAGAAGTAGAACAGTCAGCAGAAGACAATAGTTCAAGTATTGCATCTCCTAGATCAGGATCAACGGAAGAAGAGGTAGTAGAAGAGGATCCTAAAGAGGATGAAAAGGTAGAAGAAGATTCTACTGAAGATGAGAGCGATGAAGAAAACTCAGCATCAGGTATTGATCAGTTCCTAGCACAACACGGTATCGTAGGTGGTATGATCACATTCGAAGGAGAGGAAGGAGAAGAGTCTGAGACAAAGCACTTTAATGAACTAACATCAGAAGAACAATTTAATATCTTACATGACCTTACTGATAACTCAGGAGAAGAAAACCAAGACATTAGTAAAATATTAGATGAAGACGAGATCGGTTTAGTATCTTGGATTAGAGAGCAAGGAACAAGTGTAGAAGACGCTATAGATAAACTAGCGACAGAAAGATTTGACCAGCTAAAGAACTTTGAATCAGGACAAAACTACGAGGACATGCCTAGTGAGGCTATTGTAGGTAAGTGGTTAAAGGATACTAATCCTGAGGCAAGTGATGAAGATCTTATTGATGAGCTAGATAACTTAAAGAACGGTAAGTTTTTTGAGAAGCAAGCAGATGTTCTTCGTAAGCAATTTATTACTGAACAAAATGTTGAGGACCAAAAGGCTGATCAAGCTAGACAAGAAGAAGCTCAAAGAGAGATTGACGAAGATAGAGTTACTATCGCTAACGCCGCTAAAAATATAGATAGAGTAGCTGGATGGGATATTAACGAAGATATGAAGAACGATGTTTTAGAGTCTTTATTAGAGGTAAATGAATCAGGAGATTCTCAGTTTATGGCTGAGGTATTTAGTGATCCAGAGTCTTTATTTAAAGCAGCATGGTTATATAAATTTGGGGAGTCCCATTTTGATCAATTAGAAACTTATTTTAAAAAGGAAATTACTAATCAATTCCAGGAAGGTAAAAGAGTAGGGGAATCTGGATTATCTAAAGAACCATTAGATGGGGGTTATGTCCCGAAAGTTAAGTCAGGTAAAAAAGCGCCAATCAGACAAGAAAAGATAGTTAGCTTAGATGACTTACATGCAGGGGATTAATTACCCTTGTGTATGTTAACTTAATTTAGTTTAAGTGTAATATTATTTATTAATCAATAATCAAGGGTGGGAATATCCATCCATAAAACAAAACGAACAATGAAAGTTGTAGACAGAAATTCAGTTGCACAGCACTTAGGGGACACTAAGACTGTACAAAACTTTGGTACTTTGTTAGGTAACAAGCCTCACAAATTAGGAACAGTAGTAACTATGTACCCACATTTAGCAATCTCTACTTTAACAGATGCTTTAAAAAACGTTTATTATAACCCGAAAAAAGAAGCTAGTTCTTTTACTCCAATCAATTCTATGTGTATTGAGTGGAACATCGATGTTAACTTCATTAAGAAAGTAACTATCGTAGGATCTATCTCTAATGATGGATTACAAAAGGCGGTTGAAACTATTATTTTAGGTGAAAGATACTATGACAAGCATGATACTTTTACATTAGAAAACAAGCAGCAGTTAAGAGTTGTTGCTCCAGCACGTAAGTTGGCAGTTGGAAGATGGGAGTACAGAGTTGTATTAGTAGGTAACGATCCAACTAAATCTATCAACGTAGCTTACGCTGCAGCAGGTAGAGATACTCGTTACAGAAGTAACTACCACCCAGAATTATCTGAAAGAGGATATACTAAGTGGGTAAGTAACACTGAGACTCATAGAAACTACATCTCTCGTCAGAGAGCATCTGTAGACTGGTCAGGTGACTTTGCAATGCAAGAAGATGTTTTTATCAAAACAGGAAAAGATCCTAAAGCTACTTCGTCTTATTACAAGATGAACAAGAAGGAAAAGGACTGTATGGATAACTTCTTATTGTCTAGAGAAAACAACTGTATCTTCTCTGAGACTAACTACGATGTAAACGGAAAATGTTTAGATCAAGACGATCATGGTCGTGATATCCCAATGGGTGATGGAGTTATTCCACAAATCGAAAGATACTGTGATAAGTTCTCTTACTCTGTATTTACTACTTCTGTTCTTAATTCAGTATTATCTGCAATGAGAGAGAAGTCTGATACACCGACTGGAAATACTTACGCAGTAGTGTGTAACGAAAGATTGTATGACCAATTAGGAGACTTAATGACTTCTGACTTAAGATTTCAGTCTGCTTCTGATGGAGCATACTTCTATTCTAAGGCTGCAGGTGGTAAAGTAAAAGTAGGTGCAGAATTTGACGCTTATGAATTCCAAGGTAATTCAATTACTTTTATGCCAGACAGATCATTATCTCAGGAATATCCTGAAGGTGGTTATGGTATCTTCTTAGATACAGGTGCTGATATCGCTTCAGGAAGACCAAACATTGCAATGTTTACTCAGAAAGGTGCTGAAATCATCGCTGGTAACTTACAAGGAATGGGTGGTGCTGATGGTAAAACATCTGGTACTGTTTCTACAGGAGTTCATGGATCTCAGTATCATTTACTAGGATACAGTGGAGCTGTTGTATTTAACCCTTACAAATCTTACATCTTATCTGAGTCTAGAACTCTTTAATAGTAAGTTTTGTTATATAATATAGAGGGAGGGTCGAAAGATCTTCCCTCTTTTGCTTTTATGTAATCTATAAATTAGTTATACTTGATTAGTTATAAATTAACAATAAGTAAATATGAGCAAATTTGAAGAATCAAATCGAGAGATTGATCAGTTAGAGAATGGAACACCAACAGATAGAGTTATTGAAATTAAGTCTATCTATAAGAATGGTAAAAGAACTATCCAACCTGCATTAGATGGAGCATCAGGATGGTGGGCCGGAGTAGAAAGATTATCTGATGACGCAAAGACTAAGTTAGATTACTACGTAACAGTAGGTAAAACAGGTCAAGATTCTAGATTAAATACTACTATTATATTAAAGAATGGTTTAACATTTAATCTTGCAAACAACAGAGATGCTGTTAACTGGGCGTGGGTAAAGCATTGTCCTGAATTAGCAATGTCTCATGATGATGCACAAAAAGGTAAAGCTGAATTCTATGTACACATGGAAGGAAGAGAGTCTGAAAGAAGTAATAAAGATGAAGAGACTATTTACGAAGCTACTAAATATGTTATGGAAGATGCGACTACAGAGTACGCAAACAGAGCATTATTATTAGGTTTTGATATGTCTCATGAGAAGCCTGCTTCAATTAAGCAGTTCTTAATAAATAAAGCTAAAAGAGATCCTAAAGCTATATTAAACGTATACAGAAATAAGTCTATGAGAATTAACTTATTATTTGTTAAGGCTAAGCAAAGAGCTATCGTTACAGTTAATAAGTCTGATGGGGTTGTAAAATACGGAGCTACTATATTAGGAGTTAGTGATGAGTCTGCAATTGCATACTTACAACAAAATGAGGATATCTTAGAATTATTAGATCGTGAGGTTAACCCACAGTATAATAGCGCTAAGGCCGAAGAAGTTAATGTTTTAGCGAGTACTCCTAAGACAACTGCAAAGGCACCTGCTAAAGGAACAACTAAAAAATAAATTTAGATGACTGTTAAACAAGCATACGAGTATACTCTAATGGAGTTAAGGAAACATAAGTCTCCTTCTCTTCACTTAGAGGACTATAATTATTATCTGAACAAAGGGATACAAGAATACGCAAATGACAGGTATAACCTCTTTGAAACTTCACAACAGTTAACAGATGATTTACAGCCTTTAATGACTAGTACGCTTGGTACAATAGCAGGAAATAAATTACAGTATACAGGAGGGTACAAGTCTACTAAAACTGTTAAGGTTGGTGAAGATGATGTAGTGTCTTTAGAGCCAGTCGATGTTTCAATAGGTAAAAGGTACGGATCAGATTATTATCAGTTCCCATCGCCCGCTAACTACTGGCATATGACAGGATCACATGTAACAACTGTTTCTTTACGGAATCATAAATGTTCTCCTGCAGGTAGTGAGATTAATGTACCATCTAAAAAGCTTCCTATAGCTATAGCAAATGGTATAATTAATAATGCTTACCTAAAACCTGACGGTAAAAGGCCATATCATTTATTTACAGATGGAGGTGTAGGCGTTAAGCCAGATCTTATATACTTAATAGGTAACTCAAGATTAAATGCTATAAAAGATATACATATAGACTATTTAAAAGAGCCTGCTAGAATAGCGCTTACAGTAGTGCAGAGAGATACTCCAGTAGATACGTCAGATAGTTTTGAATTTCCTGAGTATGCATGTAACGAGATTATAAAAAAGGTTGTAAAGCTAGTACTTGAAGCATCTTCTGATGTTAGGTTACAGACACATATACCTATTAATAAGACTACATAGTCTTTATTACTTTGTATACGAATAAAATTTTACTATTATCACAAAGGGTTCGATACCAGCGGGCCCTTTAATAAAAATTATAAATCGTATTTCTTATACTGGTATAAAGAAATACACAAAAATTAAATATTATGTTTACATTATCAGACAAGCAAAGAGTAGAAAATTCTAACGCTGCTATTGAAGTAAGAGACACAGCTAATGGTGAAGTAGCGGTAGCTGGCATCGTAGGAACTGACACAGTTGTTATTCCAGGATTTGGTAAATTTCCTGTTGCATCTATTAAAGCTATTAAATTACGTAGAGCAGTTGCTCCGGTTTTAGAAGTTAAAGAATTTGATATTGTTGCTCCAGCTGGAGTTGCTATTGGAGATTCTATCGAAGTTTCTTTTTCTTTAAAGACTTCAAGATACCAAGTTGATATCTTGACTCAAAAAGGTATTGGTACAGGTAGAGGATTTAAATTCAATACTGCACCACTTACAGCAATTACTACTACAGCTATTAGCGCTGCAATCGTTGCTGCTTATGGTTCTTATAAATCACAATTTCCTATTTCTGACCTTATCTTAGATGTTGAGGCTGGTACAGGTGCTACTGATATCAAGGTTTCATTGACTGCAGGTAATGAGTCAGTTTCTGTAGAGAAATTAGAGATTCGTAAAACAGGTCAAGGAGTTGCATCTTCTTTATTATTAAAAATTGCTGAGGTTAGTCCTGAAACTGCATCTACTAGAGTAGGATTTGAAGGAGCTGGACAAGGTAAATTCTTAGAAGAGTCTGTTAGAATGGGTTCTGCAGCTAATGTTGATCCTTATGGATTAAACACTGCTACTACTCAAGTAGACTTAAGAGGAAGTTATACTGAAGTATTCTTTGCATTAGAAGCTAAAGACTTTTTAGGTAAAGATACTGCTACTCATAACTTTACTTTATTCTTAAATGAAGGTAACATGTTAGGAGCTGGACAAGCTATTGAAAAGTTAGCTACTGTTGCAGAAGTTGTTTCTGTAGGAAACGCTTTAGTTACAATTGGTGGAAGTACTGATTTAGCTACTGACGGAATTGAAGGTACTGAAGCTTTAGTTGTTGGTAACACTTCTTTGACTGCTGCTGGTCTTTTTATTGCTGCTTAATACTAACTACTAGTATAATTTATACAAAAAGCCTGGCTAAATGCCGGGCTTTTTGCTTTATATAATAGGTATGTTTTACTATTATTATTGTAATTATGACACACAATGAAATCGCATCTGCGATAAGAAATAAAGTAAGTGATGCTTTATCAGGAAATATAAGTGATCAGGCGTTCAGTATAGAACAGCTAATGGACGAGATTGATTTATCCAGATCATCAATAGTAAATAAGCTTGCCCGTGGTGGTAAGTTATCAGTAAACGGTCTTGTACAATCTATAGACACAATTCCAATAGAAGTTATTGAGCCAACTGATTCTTGCGTTAGAGCAGTATCAGGACCTTGCTCAGGTATACCTGGAATAAAGGTGCCTAGAATAACTGATGTATTTGGTAAAGGGGGAGTAGAGTATTTAGGACTAGTAAATCTTCAAGAAAGTATCGATGTATACTTTGATCCTAACGATATAGAGATGCATAAATTTCGTGTAAGGACTAGTAGAAGACCTTATGCTTGGGTAGACTCTTCAGTAGACGCAAACAACATGAATAACATCTACTTATTTAACTTAGGAAAGTTTAACTCTCTTAGGTACTTAAAAATAAGAGCAGTATTTGATAACCCTGGTTCTATAAACATTCTAGATCCTGATGCAGAATTTAGAGAGTATGCAGCTCCAGGATATGTTCAAGAAGCTATTATAGACTCTATCACAGAGAAGTATATTAGATATTTTAGACAGATGTCAGTAAAACCGGCTGCAGTACCTAATACACAAAACGATAATATAACTTAATAAATTATGGCACAAGAAGGAACATCTACCCGATCATACGATTTTATGTATGGCAAGTTTTTATTAAAGAGCTTGTTTGGTATTGAATTAGACGAGGGTGACTATATTGAAATGGCTTATGGAATATATAGAGACATAGGAAATGTAAACCTATCTGTGTATAAAATGGAGTTTACTATCGATGATACCTATATGGTACAGTTACCATGTAATGTGGAGTCCATAGAGGCTGTTACAGACGGTATAAAAGATACATACGATAATGCATACAATTGGGACAACGGATACACTGAGAGCTCTAATTATAGGCTTCCTGATATTTTAGGAGGTGGTAGAGTGTTAAATAGACTTACTACAAATAGTAGAGAGACCTCATTACACCCAACAGGTAGCTTTATACCTTATGATATTGAAGGAACTATAGGTAATAATAGCCTAAAGTTTGGTGAGGATTGTTTAGGAAAGTCAGGAGAAGTTATATACAGAGGTATGGTAGTAGACACTGACGGTAATCCTTTGTTGAATAGAAAGGAGGCAGATGCTATAGCTTATAAGATGGCATTCTATGATACACAGAAAAAGGTATTTATGAATGAGCAAGGAGCTGCAAGCAAGCTAGAATACATCTCTAGAGAGAGTGGTAGAAAGATGGCTGCTGCAAAGATACCAGAAAGAATGAGTCAGAATCAATTAGATAAACTATTAACAGCTAGAACAAGCCACGACAGAAAAGTATATTGGTCTAGTTATAAAACACTACAGTAATGCCGTTATGCTCTGTAATAGGATCTAGATATGAGAATACTCTTTTAAGACTTCCTACTTTTAAGGAACTTATGGATATATCAAATATCCCTATGAAGATTAAAGGGCATAAAAACTATGAAGGAAATGTTATTAGATCTTCTGGGTACTCGGCTTACTCTAGAATATTTAGTAAGTATATAGAGTCTATAATAATAAAAGTAATACAAGGAGAAGGAACATTTATATTAGAGAATATAGGGGAAGATAAGCACTGGGCACACATCAAGGTAAGATGGATCTATGAAGAAGATGACGATTATAAAAAGATCCTCACAACTAATTTTAGATCATTAAACCTTTTTAAAACAGAAGGAAGGCTTCCAATGTTAGTAATAGAGCTTAGTGGTGGAGACACGTTTGAGTTTATATCTACTAACATACTTAGAGCTCTTTCTTATACTTGTAATAACTCTACTAAGTCTACACCATTTAGTGGAGATTTAATAGATAAGGATCCAATAATTGATAACATTAAAGAGATTTACCCTGGGCTTCTAGATAGTTGTTACAGGAATATATTTAAAGCATCAGCTACTGTATTTATAAACAACCTGCGTAATGGTAGAGAAATGAGTATATTATCTCCCAAGTCAGTCCTAAAGACATCTTATATTGTAAGCAATAAAAGAAGGTCATGGGACAGAGATAAAAGGGAGACTACTCCTAACATTACAGAATTGGTTAGATTTAGAAGACGGTTAAATACAGATATTTATGGGAGAAAGTATTAATACATTCACGGAATTAAACACAGATTTTCATGCGGTTAATACGCAGCCTACTGTTATGTCAGATGCTGTAAACGCAGCTCTTACTACTAGAGGAGAAAACCAACTTATACTTCAAAACCTTAAAGGTAATAAGGATATTACTAATCTTTCAGCAGGGTTTCAAGTACTTGCAGTTACTACATTTAAAGATATAGCGTACATAGTATCTGCTAAGTATGATGATGATGGTGTATTTGAGCTAGGGGAAATAGGAACATACCCATCTCCTGACTGGGCTGGGTTATTTGCTGCAGGAGAAATGGACCCTAATAACTATTTACCTCTTTTAGATGAGTATCAGCCGATAAAGAACTTTTCTATATCATTAGATGATGAAATTTTGTCTAGTGATGATAACTACAGAGAAGGGTTTACAACTAAAAAGTTAAACTTTGGTGATAGTCTTTTAGAGCTTGAGGCTCAACCATCTTATGATGAGTCTGTGAACTTAATTATAACTGACGATATAAATCCAATAAAACTAATAAATGTTAGGTTTAGACTTGATGACAGCGGTAAGAATGCTGCATTAGCAGACCGTAGACAGATTAAAGATACAAACACATACTCAGAAAAAAGATTTAGTGGTGTTAACCTTATTAGACAGTCTGATG